ACAACGTGTACCATGTGTACATTAACACCCTTAAAAAAGCAGGTTTTCCTGCTATAACTAACCATTCTCCCGGCTCCGGGCAATTGCAGGCCCTGCTTACTTCTTAGCCTCATGTTCTCTTAGGAAGTAATCATAACATCGGGCTAATAGCTTTGCGTCTCTGACTGGTTCCCCTGCCTCGAATCGCCGTAACCTACCCCAGCCTATGCCTAGCTCCCTAGCTGTTCCAGCCATGGAAAGCCCTAGGGCCTCGCGCCGCTGTCGGAAAGAGGCTCCAATCTCGGCCCATTCCTTCCAGTTCGCCACGGCATAGAGGATCTTCTTGCGTTCGGCCTCCCGCCTGTCTGCTAGTGTCCTTTGGACTATCACCATGGCTTCTTCCTCGCCTAACTCATAAGCGAAGTCTTGAAGCTCCATGTATTCGCGTTCCAGCCCTTTCTGTTCTCTGGCAATGTCTAGATTAACCACGTTCATTCTTGGCCCTCCTCTTGGTGTACTTAGGGCAATGGACTACCTGCCCCGTTGCTGGTTGCTTACAAGTGAGTGTGCAGCTGTCACATAGTGACGGCCTTCGCTTTACAATCCTGGCCTGCATGTCATCACTCCTTAAGGTGGTCTATAACTTGGACGCCCTTTGTCTTGGGAGATCGGCAATGCCGATACCCTGCGCCATCTTACTTATTTGTAAGTCCATCCAGTGATCAAACAGTGAATGATCATGGATCGTTCATTGCGTACTGTACGCCATGGCGCGTACTCTCCCCTAGTGTTGCATGTCTCTATAACTCCCATCACTACGGCCTTTCAGCCACTTATTCACAGCTACCCCTTCGAGAAGGTGGCGCGCGACGCTACCGCTAGGTCACCACTACTTACTGCTTCTACAACCTTAAAATATTAAGATCGGAAACCCCACATATTTATAAAGAGCATTTCACTACACAAACCTTACCGCCGGTATAGATAGTACCTTACGCCATCAACGGTTAAGCCCACTTCCTTGGCTATCTCCTTCAACGTTAGGCCCTGCGCCCTTAGCTCTGTGATGGTGGTAGCAGTATCCTCTGCCTGCTGTTCCCTGGGAGTTAGCCCTGCTTCGTTCCTTGGTGTCCTGCGCTCGTTGTTGCGCCTATACTTTTCCTTAGTGCCTATGATGGTCTTAAGGTGTTGCTGTTCTTTATCTGTGATGGATAACATATCGATCAAGGTTTCATTCTTGTAGTTATATCCCGCCGTAGGCTCCGCTTCTGGGTCCAGAAAGGCTTCAATGGCCTTGGGTATACATCTGACTATGGCCGCCACTTCCGCGGCTCTAAGAGGCTCCTGGAAGCTGTCGTTAAGAGTAACAACTGCCCTTTCTAGTTCCTGGCTATCTCTCACGGTTATTCCCTGCCAATATGCGTATAGGTGGAGAATGTTATTTCTATGGCCTTTCACATTGAAGTTCCTTAGTCTGCATAGAGTCAGAAGATCGCTTAGCCTTGCTTTGTGGAGTGTATACGGGTTATAAAGGTGGCTCACTGCCCCGCCGCTGGTTCGTTGTTGCTTCTGCTTAGTCTTGGGTTTCCGGTTTAGGTATTGCGCCCTTAGATCGTACATGGAATACTGCTTATCAGTTATCACCACGGGCCTGCAAAGGGCTCCATTCCGGCTATTGATGGTTCCAGGTATCCTAAGTAGTCTCGCACTATCTGTAGCCGCTGGATCGGCTCCTAGGTGCCTCAATTGACTGTATAGGTAATCTTGTAGCTGCTGCCATGTCCAGGCCGCCCCCACTGGTGCATGATTGATCCTCCAGTACAAGTGCAGTCCACGGCCTGAATCTATGATCATAGTCGGTTCTGGGATCTCCCCTGCACCGGCTAATAAGGCCACCTCATAGACGGCTTCACCTTTGCCATAATTGACTAGATCCAGATCGATAAAAAGGGAACGGAAATGCCTTATATTACGGCTTGATCGTTCAGGGATGTAATAGCTATTAGGAGTGATGAAGTAGTCAGCTTCTCCCTCTACCTCTAGCAAGGATCTAGGTACTGTTTCATTTGTCACATAAGCCCCTTTGAAGTCGGGCCTCCCGTTAGGGATATGCGCCAACTGTATATAGCCGTCCAGGTCATCTGCGTATAGGTGTTTTGCATATGCTACAGCTTCCGTCAAGTCTAAAACCCCCTGCCGCTGGCAGTGTCATGGTTTGGCAGGTAATAAAAAAACCCACCATTTGGCAGGCTTTTTTTGCAGGAGTTTCCTTTTATCCCTTGAATCTCGTAAAGGAAACGGCTTATAATATATATAAGCTCATATGAGAACGCTGGCCTTGTGTGAGGGCCGTTCTCAATCCTGTGCGCCACTCTTAGCCTGCCAAAGCTGAAAAGAGTGGCTTTTCATTTATGTATCAATTCGACAGCTGCCAAAAAGATCCTGTCAGCTGTCATTGGGCTTCATGCTTTCGAGTATCTCCAGTGCCTCCGATAATGGCATATCTCCCGTTATCTCTCCGGTTTTGAGTTTTTCCTCAATCATGGTTTCGTTCTTCTTTATCGTTTTGTGTAACCTAAGAAACTCGCGTATAAAAGAGAGTTGCGCNGGCAACTCCTCGCCCTGCTCCCCATAAAGATATTCTTCTGCCTGTCTATAAAACTCNAAACCTAAGGGCCCACCACGTTTTGCGCTCTCGTAACCTTCATCCTTTATAAGCCTTAGCATAGCTCCCCATGTACCGGCATAAGGTGCCAACTTTCTTTCCTTGTAGGCTTTCCGGGCTTCGGCTATCTCTGAATGTTTCAGTCTATAAACGTCTTTGAGTATGCTCACCGTCAAGGCTTCGGGTATCGTTTCATCTGGNTAATCTGCCCAAGAACCGGTTCCCCGCCCATGGGTTCCCCGCTTCGGTTCTGGCAGTAAGCCGTCCTTTACCCACCTTTGCAAAGTGCGAACGGTTATANCAACTCCATGCTTCTGCAGTTCTTCGATCACTTTATCCGGGTTCACTAGCTCCCACCTCCACCGTCCAGCTGTACCTATTGGCCTGCGCTTAATTAACGCCTTGGCATATCTCACATTGTCGTTAAATAGCTGTTCGGCTGTTTGCATGGTATCTCCTCAAAAAGGGTATAGTGATCCCGTTAATAGGAACGACAATTGACGTCTTTTCGATCTAACCATACCACGCCACCGCCAAAGCTGTCAACCACTTTCAGTATATTTGGCCTAAAATATCCTCCCACCAATAACAGTACCGTGAAAAAGCATGGAGAATCACACACCTAAGAAAAGATTCTTTTCCACCATGGCCGCCGTTCTGGTTGCTGTTCTGGTTCTGGCTCTGGTGCTGGTAGTTGTGGAGGTATCCGTTCAATTAACTTGGTGATCCATTCGTCTTTTTGTTGGAGTTCCTGGCGAAGTCGCTCGATCTCCTGCCGCTGATCTTGAATCAGTTCCCAGAAGTGGCTGTCCTGGTCGTCTGTCTTGTCCTCTGCGCCACTGTCCAGGAACACCGTCCAGGTTCCGTCCTCCCCCTTGACGGCCTCTAGAGTACCCCTTGCAATCCGCTTTCTAACGGCATCTTTGCTAATTCCCAGTATGTCGGCCGCCTGCTCCACCGTATAGCCTGTCCGTCCTTCCATGTCCTGCGCCCTCCCCGGTGTCCTGTTTGCTTGTCCCGTTCTCCGTCCACCGGGTTAACCCTTCAAACATCGGGCATATGATAGACAAAAAAGGGCCTCCCCCGTATAATGACAGGGAAGGCTTTTGTTGGCCTTTAGAGAGTGCATCCGGCTTCTACTGGTGCGCTCTCTTTTGCTTTCATGGCTAGATCCTCAATGGCTTCAGTGCTATCCATTAGCTGAATGAATGCTATCCCGTCCCTAAAACCCTGCATGTAATATTCCCCTTGTGCTACAACCTCTCTAGCTAAGTACGCATCCGATACAGCAATAAACTCTTTATCCAGGGCTTCGGTTAGCTTGCTTCTAAAAGCCTGCTCCACCTCTGCTAGGTTCTGTTCTGCCTCCATGTACCGGCTAGATAGCTGTAGTCGATCATGAATGTCTTGCCCACGTTCAAATATAAGGCCCCAGAAACATCCTGCGAAAGTCATGGTATACCCTCCTAGTTAGTCTTTTTTGCCAGTGCCCTGGCGCAGTCCAGTAGTCGCAGCAGTCCGAGTGTGTNTAGTTCTTTCGCCTGCTCCTCAATGGCCCTAAGTAGCTCCTNGCGTGTCATTCCTTCCTTCTCGCCTCTTCGTTCTGTTTCTTCATCTGGGAATGTATAGGCAACCTTCCCCGTCATAATGTCGTAGTAGACTACCATCGTATCACCGTTACGATCCGTGATTAACTTCCCGAAAGGAAAGGCAGGGAAATCCTGCACCTTCACGGTTTCCGGCTCGAAGTTCCGATCAATCCATTCCGCTACTGCTTTAGTTGGGTCTGACATCGGCCCACCTCCCCTTTTCACAAATAGAAATCCCTGTTCATATCATCCAGATCGTCCTGCTGGATTCCGATATACCGCAACGTTTCCGAAGGTGAAGAGTGGTTAAAAAGGTGCTGTAACTTAACAATATCCCGATTCCGCTTATACTGGTGATAGCCGTATGTCTTTCTAAGTGTGTGAGTACCTATGTTCTCAATCCCCACCTTATCGGCCGCTCCCTTTAGGATTCGGTATGCCTGTACCCTGCTAATTGGCTGATTTTCTCCCTTGCGGCTCTGAAATAGATACTCTTCATCATCCATGCCTTGAATGTAATTATCAATGTCCTGTTTTAGCTGTTCGTTTAGAAAGTGCCGCTTCAGCTTCCCCGTCTTTTCCTCTCTTAAGACAAGGTGGGTCTGGTTCCTCACGTCCTTCACCTGTAGGGCAAGTATGTCACCTATTCTTAGCCCNGTGTTAATGCCGAACACGAATAGTAAGTAATCCCTGGTGCCATTTTTCAGCAGTTCGTTNTTCATCCGNTCNATTGTCGTCNAGNNCTCTGATCGGCTGTACTACGTTCACCGCCGCCCTCCTTTCCCTTACTCCTATTATATTACATTTAACGTAATATGGCAAGGGTTTTTATTACATTGGTGCCTAGAATAGTAAGTCAATACGGGCAAGCCCTGGATATGCCGCCGTTGGCCTATGTAACTCTCCGNTCTTTTGTTACATTGGTATCGCTTCACCGCTGTAGTGTTTTGGCATAAAAAAAGGAGACGGCCACGATAGGCCGCCTCTAGATGGAGGTGATTTTGATGTTAGATAAGGCCATATTGCTACAAGGCCGATAAAACGGCCCTGGTGTTGTTTCTAGCCACGTTCTCCCGCTGTTGGTATAAATACCCTGCTTAGTTATTGCAAAAGCCTTAAATCGGCTCCTAGGGCTTCATCTCCGCTTTAGTATCTCTTTTCCGTCCAGGAATTCCGTCATCATTTGCTCCATAACCTCTTTTAGGCTTCGCCTATCAGTCCAGGCATAATCTTTGAACCTCTCTAGCAGATCCTCCCTGACTATGACTGTCCACCTTGTCCAGCCCTCGGGCAATCCATCGGCTTTTGTCCGTCCTGCTTCTTTCCCGCTCTCTGCCACTTCCCGCGCCTCCAGTGTTTACAATGTTTACACCTTTATCTTATGGCAAGGTGGCAAAGCCTGCAAGAGTTATTCCCCATCTGCGTAGGCATAGATCCGCAATGTATCTTTGTAGTCCTCGAAGGTATCAACTCTGATAATGTTCCAAACCTTACCCTTATACTCAATCCAGTTCTTTGGAGTAACGTCATCTCTCCAGTTAACCTCAAAGATCATCTCTACCCTATGCTGCACCTGTGCCGCTTGATAGAATTCATTGCCGCTGGCATGTCTGACATAGGCCCATATGTTTTCGCCGCCTGGAATAGGCCCTCTGAATTCCGTTTGATCGCCTAACTCGTTTTCTATTATTGTAACTCCCATGATGGTGATCTTCTTGTCTTTCAGCTTTGTTCTCGCCATGGTTAACCCTCCTCGCCTTATAGGGCCCTCAAGAATTCCTCATAGTGCTCCATCAAACCCACATAGCTGTTAAGCAAAGCAGAAGTCCCGTCTATCCTCATCTTGGCCGCTTGTGCCTTGATGGGAACAATATTAGCATTCCGATCCGTCTGCACTCCCGTATTAGTTAAGCACCATTTTAGGATCGGGTTATTGTTGTAATTGATTTTCTTGGCCTCTAGATCGGCTCCTAGTCGTTGCATAGGTAAACTTAAGGTCTTGGCTCCCTGTATGCACCTGACCATCTTAAAGCCGTGGTTCTCCATCTCGTCCACCCAATATCTTGCACTCCAGCTGTCATAGTAGATCCACAGTGGAGTAATCTGGTAGTCGTTCAGCATTTCCAGGAACCAGGCCGTCACATCGCCATAATCAATGGTATTGCCATTGCATAGCCGTAACAGGCCGCCCTCTAACCATTTGTCATAAGGGATCTTGTCTAGCTCTACTCGCTCCTGAAAGCTATCAGCAGGAAGCCAGTACATCTGGTGAACGTACCGCTTTTCTGTAGCTGGATCCATCATTAGCAAAGTCGCACAAGTCAAGTCTGTGGTTAAAGAAAGGTCGGCTCCCCCTATGGCATAAGTGCCCCTGAAGTCAGCAAGGGCAAAGGTTTCCTCGTTGTTTATGGCATCGAAGGATAGCCATGCACTTGCCACGGTATCCCTGATATTGAATTCCTTTGTGAGAACGCCACTCACTTCCGAAGGGTTATTCTTTGCCCTCTCCACCTTCTGGGTCAAGTCATCCAGCTTCTTGATTATTCCTAGGCCTGGGTTCGCCTTCGGCCATGCCGCTGGTTCTGTCCACTCGTCCCGTTCATCCAGTTCATACAGTATGGGTAAAAAGGT